CTGAACCTCAATAGTATAGATACCTGCTAACAGGTTGGATGTTTGTGTCGATGTTAATCCAAATCTAAACTGTCCATTCACCGCTGATGTGATAGTGCATGTCAAATCTACAGCCGTCGATCCTAATTTGATCTTACCAACGATCGTAGATCCAGTCAGATTAACGGCAACCTGACTTGCTTTATTGCGGAACGTAGAATTACGCGTGAACGTGTCACCTTTTACAATTGCAAAGTTTGCTTGTCCGGCCATTATTCTACTTCCTCTAAAGTAAGCTTCAGTGTATGGAATCCTTCGTTGCTTACGTCATCGAACGTAGAAGGAAGAGCTCTGAACTGAAGCACTAGGTATTGTGTATAACAGTCGCCTGACATTGATACGTTGCGTGTGTGAGCTTGCTCAGGTCCAACAGATGAAAGATTTGGATAAAGAGTCAAAGCTGAATCAGCTAATGTCAGGCTACCATCATAGCTATTTATGGGTGGAGCATACAGGTTCGACAGTTTCCAGTAGATCTGCCATGTTGCTGGCCATTCTGAACCACCTGTTATGATTTTAACATTTTTGATCTTGTTATAGGAACCGCTTATCTTCCAATATAGGTATCTGTTATAGGAGAATGTGACAAGCTCACCATTAGCTGCAACAGGTCTGACTATCGGATTAAGATAGTAGACCTGTGCTGGATCGTCTGAATCTTTGAGATTAGCTTCTAGAACCTGAGTACGTGTGGTACCATGACCATTTGTAATGGCTCCAGTATCTTCAAATAACTGGATATTGATAGCCATTACAAACCCATTCTAACGTTAGAGGTAGCTTTCGGTTTACTGAGGATAGGAGTCAAAATAAGCTCAACCTTGTTGAATCCTACGTACTTTTCAGTGAATGGATTCTTTGCCCACTTCCAAGATTTCTCAAGAGGACCAACCTTCTTACTGAACGAATCAAGCAAGTTGTCGGTGTTTGGTAGAGGGAAGATGTTGACATTGTTGATCTTCATCAGAGCAACCTCAGCAACAGCTTTCTTGAGTTGAACTGGTATTTGACGTGACTGAATGATCTGAATCTTGTTGATGATCATCGTGAAACGTGGAAACAGGAGTGCTTGTAGAGGATAGCTGGCCATTGGAATGGACGCATACTCTTGACCATACAAAAGTTCGATAGATTGTGTTGCTTCGATGAGAGCTGAATTTTTGGTAGTGGTGTCTGCAGTAAGCCATGCACCATTACCATGTTCGGTGTGATAAGCATCAGCAAAGGCTACGTCAATGTAGCTATTAGCATTCGTGAGACCTTCACCCGTTTCGACTACTAGTGTCATTTGGCTTCCTTTACGATTTCCCAACCGTACTTTTGCCAGTTGGCTACTTCAGATGGATGAACTGTTGCTTCATGAGGAGCTGGGTTAGTGGATGTATCACGTCGCATTAGGACTAAATCCTCTTTCTTTTCTTTCTTTGCCATAACCACACCTATGTTTTCTGATATTGGAAACTACAGAGCTTTTTAGGACTCTGTAGTTTGATTTGTTACAAATTAACCAAGGAGAACCTTGATGAATTCAGGTTTGATCGCTTTGACACCCCATGCACAACCAACTTCGATGTGCACTTGGCGATATTGCTTGTACATAGCGATTTGGAATACCAAACCAGTACCAGCAGGATCAGCAACCTCAACTACGTCAACAGCAGCATCACCACCAGCTGGCATTAACGGGGTACGCGTAGCAAGAACCAAAGAGCTCTTGTGGAAAGCGATGTTACCTGCATATGAAGCACCAACGGTAACGGTGTCAAGATCAGCAAGAACTTGATCAACACCTGGCTTGTTCACACCAAAGCTACCAGCTGCAAGAGCTAAGTTAGCAACGTACTTCTTGGTATCACCACCGAAGGTAACGATGTCACCAGCAAGGATAGTACCCGTACCATTCTTGACTGCAATAGCTGAGTCACCAACTGCTTGACCACCATTGAGCACGTAGTTATCACCAGTACCAGCGGTGTGCTTAACACGTTGAATCGACTTGCGAACGTTTAGACCTTCAACGTTACCAACAACACCACGACGGAGCATGTCGTCCGTACCAGCTTCGTTAGCCTTGAAGAGAACAGACTGCTTACCACGAAGGTTAGCAAGCTCAGACGTACCAACGATCAAGTTACGATCGGTGTCATCAGGAGCACCTGAATCATCAAGCAATTTTTGGAGCTGAGCGAAGTCAGACAAGTCGCCTGCAGTACCGAACGGAGTCGTACCAGCAGTACCGTAAGCTTCAGATGCACCAACGATTGCTTCAGCAGCAAGGTCAGCCTCAACTGCGTTACGAAGGGTGCGGAATGCCTGAGCAAACTGATCCTTCATGATACCACCTAGAAGACCACCAACTGCCTTCTGTTCTTCGCCATTCCAACGAACTGGAGCTGACTTAGATTTGGTGATAGCGATTTCGACGTAGTCTACAGTCTGATCACCAGTGTTTGGAGCAGTAACACCAGGAGTGTTGTCTGCCAGAGTTGCAGGACGCGTGATCGGTGAACGAACAACTTGACCGATAGCAGCTTGCGATGCTGAAGCGTCTTGATTGATGTTACCAAGGAAGCCAGTAGCTTCTTGAGCGATAACGTCAAGTGCTTCGTAAATAACAGGCAGTAAGCCAGTAAGTGTATTACTCATTTGTGAATCTCCTAATTAGATAATTGTGACCTTTTTGCGAAGCACGGCAGTCTTCTCATAAGGAGTTAACTTGTCGAAATCTTCACGACTCATTTCATTTTCGTTGCCATTGGCTGCTGACTTTTCCTTTGGATTGGTGGGCTTAGTACCTTTCACTTCTTTCTCAAAGAGGAAACCATCGCTTCCACGCAATTGAGAAACAGCTGCAGATAATCCAGTCTTATCAACCCCAGCGTCTACATCCCAGTCGATGATATCAACGTTGGCCAACTTTAAAGCAGCCTCCACTGCCGTGGGATTCACTCCTACCTTTGCTAACTCTACTGTAAGTGCAGCAGTAACATCACGCTGCTTGAGAGCTTTAGTTAGGTTAGAACGTGCATCTAATTCCTGTTGATACAATGATTTGAAGTCTTCGTTAGGCTCCACCTTCTTTTTGATTTCATCACGTTCAGCAAGCGCTTTCTTACGAATACTACGCTCCTTTGCGACTTCACCTTGAAGGCTAGCAATTTGTGCCTGCAATTCAGTAATACTTGGCACAACTTCGTCATTTACTTCTACATTCGTATCTTCAACTTTTTCAGTCATTTTTATCTCTCCAGATAAGTGTGTTGTGCAGAACTCCATCTGCGTGTAATTCTATTTATAGCAGTTTAATAATTAGATTCCTCATCCAATTGATCTGCTGTATCTTCAGACATTAGCGAATCAATAATGTCATCTAACTTGTCAAGATTAATCTGTACCATACCGTCTGGTGCTTGATCAGAGTGTCCATCTTCTAGGAAGCTGGCATACTCACAAGAGTTGTCAAAGTACGCATCATCAGGTCCAATATCGTCAGACCAAAGTGATTGGCAGTTACCTGTATCGAATGGTGTGTCTTCTACTATCGCATCATAAACTTCCTGACATGCTTCCATAAACACATCAGGTGGTACGTTTGGTGCTCTACTTACATGGACATGGATGTCAGCCATAATGCTCTTTCTGCTAAACGACGACGCGTTAAACCATCTACAACCTTACCACCTGCATGATTCCATTTCACGAATTCACCTGATGCTTCCTGACCAGTATTGATCAGCTTAAGCATCGTTGAGTTACGTAAAGCGTTAACTCCTAGATTAAAAGCGAAATCGTACAAAGCTGCCATCTGATTCTGATTCAATGGTACCTTAACCATGGCATCTACCTCAGCGATAGTCCTACCAAGATCCTTCATAAGCAGCTGATCAGCTTCAGCTTGTGTGATATTCTGACCTGGCTGTACATTACCAGTATGACCATATCCAATTGTCCAAACACCAATGACATCCTGATACGCTGAAAGTTTGCAACCTTCGAATTGCTTGATTAAATCTTTAGCGGTAGTCATCACGTTCCTTTCGTTTCTTCTTCTGATCAAGCTTACGCTTCCTCTCACGTTTAGACTTTTCGTCTGAGTGCCTGAACTCTGGCTCAGGCAAATCTTTCTTATTCATTTCAATTTCCTTGTGCTACTGCCTCAATGACGGTGGTACCTGATGTGCTCTTTGCAGGTGGTGCTTTCTGAACCATGAACAGCTCATTGTCTGCCTTGATCTGAAGTGCACGCTTCATAGCTTCATCTCTGTTCAAACCTTCACGTTGCATAATGTCATCTACTACTGACATACGACCACCTACGATCAACTTAGAGTTGTTGTTGATGACTTCACCCTCATTAACCGGCAACGATGGTGGGGCAAACTTAGGAATGAGGTTACCGTCTGGTAGTTCAGGATAAAGTACACGAAGGTTTTCGTAAAGACGTCTAAAGCCTGCTTGGAAGTACTGTGCTTGTGTCTCACGAAGTGTAAGACCATCTATCTCTTCAACGACAAGAGCAAAGCCTGAGCTAGCAGTACCTGAACCTTCCTTCATGTTGACACACCACTGTCTTGCAATATCGACAGCATAATCGTTGAGCACCTTATCAAGCACGTTAAGATCAGACTGAGGACCATCGTACTTGACTAATGGAGTATTACCCTTGTCATCAACGGTAAGACGAACCACCTCACCAAGACCACCAATGTTGCTCTTAGTTGAGAATGCTGAAGCGATATCGTCATATACTGCACCAGCTTCTGTGTAACCAGATTGAGCCGATGGGATAAGTACATCATGAGCTGATTCTGAATCAAGGATATCACCAGTAAGGAACAACGACTTCTGTTTCTGGTGTGCAACAGCCCACATCGTGTCAGTAAGCGACATGTTGTAGATTTCTTGGAATCGTGCTATGTCAGAAGGTGGACAGTTCCAATACTTACCATTCAAAGGAATGGAGGTATCATGTTGCATGTATGCAGGAACGAAGCCATCTGGATTAGTGATAGACAGTGCAAGCTCATCGACTTCTTCATCGACAATGTACGCCCAGTATTCGATAGTGGTAGGTGTGATGACCTTGTAAGTCTCAAAGTCCTTCTTTAGCTCTTTGTACTTACCGTAAATCTTGACAGACTCACCATCATCATTGTCGTCCTCATCATCACAGTCCATGTCAGTAAGCATAGCTAATTCGATAATTGAGCGACGTGGTGTGTCCATGATGACTTCACAGTTACCATGATGTAGCAGCGTAGGTAGCAAAGCATCACCACGCTTTGAACTGAACTGATAGATGCCATTAGTGGTCATCGTTGAGTCAGCAACGTAACGTGGAGTGTAGACACAGACTGATTTGAGCAAACGTACGTATGATGCTACGTTCTGGTAGAACTCTGGGCCGTCTGCTGAGTCCCAAATCTCTTGAAAGACCGGATCAGTGATAGGTGAGGTTGAACCTTCTGGCCAAATCTCAAATGTAGGCACCTTGTTAAAAAGAGTAGCAGACTTATCTACA